CGTAAGGACTGCCGTGTTGTGAGCGTTGCCAACGCCGCCGTGCCGCCGGTCCCACTGCGAGCGGAGAGCCTCGCGTGCCTCGGCGTTGAGTTGGCCCTCGGTCGAAAGAACAAACCCGGGGCGGGCACCAGCCGCGAAGAACCTTGCCCCGTGCAGTTCGCACGCGCGGGCCAGGGCGATAGCGTCCTTGCATTCCTCAACAATCGAGAGTCCGTTCACGCCGTCGTCGGACGGGCCGCGAATCTGGAGAATCTGATCGTTGTTGTAAGGAGTCTCGGTGCCTTTTTCTTCCCGATACTTGTAGCGGAGGTTCCCGTTTTCAATCCGCTCGATCTTCATGCGGCTCGGGTGGAGCGGGACAATCTGGCCCGCCTTGAGTTCGCTGAAAGCATCGCCCCACAGGCCAACGTGCATCACGGCCTGCTCACGCCACTCGAAACTCGTCTGCCAGCCGTTAGGCTGCGAGTGGAGTTGCTTGTAGAGCGGAAGTTCTTTGGCGATCCGCTTGCCGCCTCCCGCTGATCGCTCAAGCACATGGAGCGGCAGGCCAGCAACGGTTTCCGCGATCACACGCAAGCAAGAGAACACCGCCGCGACTTGGTGAGCGTTGCTTGAGTTGATCCGCACGCCGGCCGACGAGTGGCTTGGCGAATCATCATCAAACATTCGCTCCTCGTTCGGGAGCCACAGGATTCGGTGTTGCTGATTCGGTGCGATCATATGAAGAAGATTTCGGGCGTCTCGTTCGGCTTCTGCTCGCTTCCAATCCAACTCCCGATGCCTTGGCACAAGGCCACAATGCCGTCGATTCGCTCCGTTGACTTTGCTTTGCTCGGGTAAATGTTCCCGAATCGGTCCTCGTGAACAGCCACATTCCCGGCGCACCACGACAACACGGGATGGCCGTTGTGCCTGATCTTTGAGTTGGCGAGAAGGTTCTCCAGCGCGCGGGCAGGCGCGCTCATCGCGCGGCCGCCCTGTGGATAGCCTCTCACCTCAACCCCGTCCCCTTGCAGCATGTTGGCAAGCATCTGGCCGTTGAACTTCAAGTCGACCGCCAGTTGCCGCACGCGGTACTGCTCGCAGATTTGCGAAATGTCGCGGTGTAGCACCGTGTAGTCCGTGACATTCCCATCAGTCACGCGGATATACCCGTCACGAATCCAGCCGAGGTAGTCCACTTTATCGCGGGTCGTTCGCTCGGCAGCGTTAGCCTCGGGAATCCAGAAGAACGGCAGCACGTCAATGCTCCCGTCCTCCGCGTCAGGGCAGACAAGAACCAGAGCCGACAAGTCGTAGGTGGTTGCAAGGTCAAGCCCTGCGTACACAGGCCGGTCGCCGAAGTCCCGGAGCGGCACGGCTCCCTGCTGCCACGTCTCCGGTGACAGCCAGCGAACATCGGAAGAGGTCCAAGTGTTAAGCCGGTATCTGAGAAAAGAGTTGAGCTTGGTCGGCGACTGCTCAGCCTCCTTTGCGTCTTGGGCGAAGTCTCCCGGCTTGATCGTCACGCCCCACGACGGGTTGGCCTGAGGCCACACGTCAGGGCTTTTCCAATCGGCCTCCTCCTCCATCTCGTAGATGCAAGAAAAGAACGTGGGGTCATGCTTCCAGTTCGCCGCCACCGCCTTCGCGTACTGGTACTGCTCGTAGCAGATACCTTTTCGGTCGTAGCCAGCCGTGGTGATCGAGACGAGGAGCGGCTGCTCGCGGGCTGCACCGCCGTACCTGAGCGCGTCCCACAGCCTGCGATCCTTTTGGGCGTGGAGTTCATCGAATAGCAAAGCGTGAATATTCAAGCCTTCTGCACGGAACGCGTCGGCGGAAAGGACGCGATAGAACGACGCCTCCTTGCGGTAGGCAATCGTGCGGCGGGAGTCGATGACTTCCAGCACGCGGGAGAGTTGCGGCGAGGCTCGCACCATGCTCGCGGCTTCGCGATACACAACCGATGCCTGCTCGCGGTCCGCAGCCGCTCCATAGACTTCGGCCCCGTTCTCGCCGTCCATGACCAGCAGATAAAGCCCGATGCCAGCCAGCAGCGTAGACTTTCCCTGCTTCTTTGCCGTCGAGATATAGGCCACGCGGAAGCGTCGGGTGTCATCGTCCAGCCGCTTCCAGCCGAACAACTCGCCGATCATCACGGTCTGCCACTCAAGCAGCGTGAACGGCTTGCCAGCGTGCTTGCCCTTGCTGTGCCGCAGCCAGCCTTCAAAGAAGTTGACCGCGTGCTGTGCAGCCTCTGGATCGAAGTAATAGTCAAGCCCCTGACGAGCGGCGTCGCTTCGCAGCGTAGGCGGCAACCGGGTCTGTATCTTCGTTGCCATTGGTCGTTGACACCTGTGACCTGCTGCTCGGCGTCATGCCGAACTCTTGCTCGATCCTCAGCATCGCAGCGTGGTGGCGGTGCATCTGCGTGGCCCACGGAGCAACTTGCGTGTACTTGATTCGGAGCTTCCCATCGGTGCGGTTCGGGTCTGGCTCCCAGTGCGTGTATTCCTCGCCCGCGATCTTCACCTTCTCATAGCACGCAAGGTAGAGAACCGTTTCGATGCAGTACCTCATCAGCGTCGGCACGTCGGCCTCGGTCAGCACTCGCATCCGTGACAGCGTCTGCACGGCGTCTTTCCAAACTTCGACTGCCTTGCCGTCGAGTGTCTTGGGCGGCGGGAAGTCCTGCGGCACAAGCGACGGCGTCGGCTCGCTCGTCGGCAGCGCGTCCTTCGACGGGTTGCCGCGAATGTATTTTAAAATCGACGGCTCTGGTGCAGGTCCTCGTTTGCCCATGGTTTTCTCCTTCTGCTACGGGCCGCAGACGTTGCCAAGCAAGTCGCTGGCAAGCATCATCGCCCTTCCAATTGCCTGATCCATGTCGTAGTACCGATACTCTCCTAGCCGTCCTGCTACGAGCAATCCGTCAGTGCTATCGGCACGCTTTCGGTACTGTGCGTACAACTGAGCGTTCGCGTTATCCGGAAACGGATAGTCGTATTCGCATGGGTTGTCTGGCGTGAACGGAGTCTCTGTGGTCACGACTGACCCTGTGATTCGGTTCGCTACGTCCGGTTTCATCATGTGCTTCCACTCTAGCGAACGAATGTGCTCTCCTCCAAAGTGCATCGGGTTGTTGACCTGCCCTCGTCGCTGAACGTAGTTCGCATTGGGGTGGTATTCGTGATGACGCCTCTGGCCGCGATACTTGAGCTTCCCGAGATCGAATCCGAAGTATTCATCAATCGGCCCCGTAAAAACTACCTTGCGTTTTGCTAAAATCTCGCCGCGTCTCTTGAGGTAGTCGTAGTTCATGATGACGGGGATTCCGTCAAGCATCTTGAGAGTCCACGCTGCATAACCGTCGACCGGGATTCCTTGGTGCTTCGCGTTAGGCGTCAGCCTCGCGTCGCCGTTTGTGCGGACATCAAATCTCTTGCACAGGTCTGGACCTAGCGAGGTACACGGAACACCCCACTGCTTCTCGTTGTATTCCTTCACGAATCGCTCGTAGATAGGACGAGGCATCAAAGACAGCGCGGCTTCCTCAAGGTTTGAAGCGTCCCCCGTGAAGTCCGGCGACCAATCTTCTCCGATGTTCTTTCGGATGTAGTCTGACGAGAGAGGCCATTGAACAGGCTCTCCTCGGATGTCAGATATGACAGATGCTTCGTATGTGTAGAAGTCGCCGAACCGCGTGGCCCACTCCCAAATGCGGTCGCATGATGTCCTGAAATAGTGCGGCCCATAGGTGTGGACTCGGATACCCGAACTATGAGCGTGGTCATGGACGTTCCCGCCAGAGTGGCTGCGGCGATCAACGACAATCACGTCGCGACCAGCGTCAGCCAGCATGCGGGCGATGACGGCCCCAGTAAGTCCAGACCCCACGACGAGATAGTCGACGTTCATTACGCGGTCCGTGCCTTGCGATACTTCTCGGCGATAATCTCGGGGCAGGCATACTTCCACTGGACCATGTGGTGAATGCGGCGATGCTTGTTTCCCATCGCGGCGATCTTCACGCATGATGGAGCAACGAGTACTGAGTAGAACGACTTGATGTACGTTCCCATCTCAAGGTAGATGTCTGTGCATCCACCGGCCTCGGCCTGCGTCTGCGGTTGCCATAGCCGAAGCCTCGGGAGAGTCACAAACAACTCTCCTCGCCTCCCGCACTCGACGTACAGATTCACATCGTCGTTGACTCGCCCGCGAAACGTAACCTCGGCGTCTGATCGAAAGAAGAAACTGTTCATCGCCTTGCGGGAGAATCGGCCCTCCTT